GAAACCTATGATGACTCTGGTGCTCCAGTATTCCAAGACATGGGATTTACCATTGAGAAATCGACAGTTACAGCAAGGACACGTGCCCTGCGTGCTGCGTACACAATGGAACTCGCACAAGACTTGAAAGCAATTCATGGTCTTGATGCAGAATCCGAATTGTCAAACATTCTCAGCACAGAAATTCTTGCTGAAATTAATCGTGAGGTAGTTCGTACTATCTACATTACCGCAGAAATTGGTGCTCAAACCACATCATCTGCTGGTATTTTCAACTTGGACACAGACTCTAATGGTCGTTGGTCAGTTGAAAAATTCAAAGGACTGATGTTCCAAATCGAGCGTGAATGTAACGATATTGGAATCAGAACTCGCCGAGGAAAAGGTAACTTAGTTGTCTGTTCCGCTGATGTTGCATCTGCATTGTCAATGGCTGGTGTCCTTGATGTAGGTGGATCTGGTGGATCTGGTAACTTAAATGTTGATCCAAGTCCAGCAGGAAGTACTTTCGCAGGAACAATTAATGGTCGTATTAAAGTTTATGTCGATCCTTATAACTCCGTTGTAAGTGCAAGTGCTGCTAATAACTGGTATGTTGCCGGTTATCGTGGTTCTAATGCTTATGATGCAGGACTGTTCTACTGCCCATACGTTCCATTGCAAATGGTTCGTGCGGTTTCGGAAGCAACCTTCCAGCCTCGAATTGCGTTCAAGACTCGTTACGGAATGGCGATTAATCCATTCGCAAAAGTTCACTCATCCAATACTGGAGCAGGTGCAACTGATGCAATACCGTTTACTGCTGATAGTAACTGTTACTACCGCAGAGCTCGTGTAAGTAACTTGATGTAATTTATATCTTAGAGGGGAAAGAAGTCTTTTCCCCTCTATCCCCTTTATTATAACCAAACCCTAACGGAGAAATATATGTTAGATAAAGTCTCAGGGTGGATTAAATCATTAACTAATGTAGGTTTAGGGCTTATTGCCTTAGGTGTTGTACTTCAAATTTTATTTGGTGCAGCTATTCCTTTTATGCCTATGGATGTGGTCGGTTCAGTAGTAAGTCTCGTAAAGAGTTTAGGATCTGAAGGACTTGTAGGTTTAGTCGCCATTTGGGTGCTTTGGGGTATATACCAAAAATAATAACCCCAATTTATTAATATAGGGGGGGATGGATTCTCCCCTATTCCACATTTTCCCCCATTATAAATACTAGTAGAGGTAAATTATGGCCGATCCTAGTACACAACAACCCACAGTATATGATTACGCATCTGGAACTCAATGGAGACTTGCGTTTAATCGCCTTCCCAAAACAACTTGGTTTTGCACAACTGCAAACATTCCAGGCATAACTTTAGGTGAAGCTCAATATCCTACACCTATGTCTGATATGTTTATTACAGGGGATAAACTTACCTTTGAAACATTGAATATAAGTTTTATTGTTGATGAAGAACTTCAAAATTATAGAGAATTGTGGGATTGGATAACTGGAATTGGTTTTCCTGTAAAACATTCAGAATGGGAAACTACATTGTCTAAAGGAGAAGGAGCTGTTAGACAATTTGGCACACCAGATGCTGATTCTAGAACAAAATCAACTTTTGAGGAATCACAGTTATATTCAGATGCAACTTTAATAGTATATAATTCTAAAAATATACCAAAAGTAGATGTTAAATTCAAAAATATGTTTCCTACTAGTTTATCTGCATTAGAATATTCTCAAGAATTAACAGATGTGGAATATTTAAAAGCATCGGCAACATTTAGGTATCTTTATTATGAGTTTGAAACTTCAACTTGATAAATACATATGAGTAGCCTAAACATAAAAATTAATTAAAGTGAGTCCACTTGATTAGGCTGTGTGACAATATAGCTAAAAAGTGTTTGGGCTACTTTTTAAAACTTGACATTTGAGTTTTAATCTGGTATAATAAGTATGTACTGTTTATTATAAGTGAATATATAAAGAATATTATGACTTTAACTGAAATACAAGATATGGTCAGGAAAGACCTTAAAATCAATGATCTTGAATTAGATATAGAATCCTTACGAATACCTTCCCTACATTCCAAGTATCTTCAGCTCTTAACAGAGAATTCCCTTCTTTTAAAAAAGACACAAGGAGAACTTAATGTTCTTAAAAGAGATAAATGGATATTTTATACAGGGAAAGCAACAGAGGAGATTTATAAAGAAAAGGGTTCTTTTGATGTCAAATTAAATACCAAAGATGACCAGAAGACTTTTATAGAAGCTGATAAAGAATATCGAGAACTAAAAGGAAAGGTTGAGTACTATGAAACTGTAGTAGATTATCTACAGGAGATAGTAAGATCAGTTAGTAATCGTTCTTTTCAAATAAAAAATGCAATTGAGTGGAGAAAATTCGAGGCTGGAATATGATATTATAATTCACAAGAAAGATGATGTTTATTCTCAGATTGAATGTGAAAGAAGTATTACAAAAGAATTAAACGAATATTTCAGTTTTGAAGTGCCTGGGGCAAAGTTCATGCCCAGTTTCAAGAACAGGCTCTGGGATGGAAAGATTCGATTGTTCGACATACGGAATAACCAAATTTACGTTGGGTTATCTGAATATATCTACAAATTCGCTACAGCAAAAAAATATACTATTAGTGGTGGGGTGAGAACTCCTCTGGAAATCGATGTAGGCACAGTACAATCATTTATAGATGGTTTACAAAGTACTGTGACTATTAGAGACTACCAGTTAGATGCAGTACAACATTCTATTAGAAATGGTAGAAGTATTCTGGTCAGTCCTACAGCTAGTGGAAAAAGTTTTATAATCTACATCCTAATTCGATATTATCAACAAATATTGGACAATTCACACATACTGTTATTGGTTCCACGATCCTCATTAGTGGAGCAAATGTATACTGATTTTCAAGATTATGGATGGAACTCTGAAAAGTTCTGTCACAGAATCTATGCAGGAAAAGACAAGACTTCCCCAAAACTTGTCCATATATCCACCTGGCAGTCCATATATCAACTCCCAAAGAAACATTTTGAAAAGTATAAGGTTATTATAGGAGATGAAGTACATACTTTTGCAGCTAAATCCCTCAAGACAATAATGCAGAAAACAACAGATTGTCCCTATAAGTTTGGGCTAACAGGGACACTTGATGATGCAGAAAGTCACCATTTAGTACTGGAAGGACTGTTTGGTACAGTCAAAAAGGTTACTACCACAAAAGCTCTTATTGATAGTAAACAAATCTCAGATTTGAAGATAATAGGAATTGTCTTGACTTATTCAAAAAAAGAGTGTATAATAAGAGACTATAACAAAGAAATTAAATTCATAACAGAACACCCTCAACGGAATAATCTGATTAGAAATTTATGCATTGATTTAAAAGGAAACACGTTAGTTCTTTTTTCGTTAATCAAACATGGACAGTTGTTACACGAACTCATAAAGGAGAGAGCCGATGTCAATAGGAAAACTTTTTTTGTGTTTGGAGGAACGGACTCCGAAACCAGAGAAAAAATCAGAGGAATCGTTGAAACAGAGCGAGATGCCATTGTTGTCGCCAGTTTTGGTGTTTTCAGTACTGGTATCAATATTAGGAATCTTCATAACATTATCTTTGCTAGTCCTTATAAAAGTCGTATCCGAAACCTACAATCAATAGGTAGAGGTTTACGAACTCATGAAAGTAAGGCTATAGCAAGGTTATATGATATTGCAGATAACTTTAATAATAATAACCATACGATGAAACATTTTATTAAGCGTATCGGTATCTATAATCAAGAGGAATTTGATTATGAGATAATAAAAATTAATCTAAAATAATTATGGAAAAGGAAAAAAAAGTACATTATGTTGATAATAAATTATTTTTTGCAGAAATGGAGAGGTGGAAAACAGAGATTGAAGAATCTGATGAGGTCGATGACCTACCACCAATGGTCACAGAATATATGGGTGAATGTTTTTATAAAATTGCCACTCATTTATCGTACAGACCCAATTTTATCAATTATACCTATCGTGAGGAAATGATAGGAGATGGTATAGAAAATTGTATTAGATATGCAAAGAATTTTAATCCAGAGAAATCTAGAAATCCATTTGCATATTTTACACAAATTATCTATTATGCTTTCATTCGCAGAATAACGAAGGAAAAGAAACAAACGGCCATTAAACAAAAAATAATTGATAATACGGCAACAAAAACTTATGATGTCATGGAAGGTGATGACGACATTTATGCAAACACCTACATGGACTTCTTACGAGAAAATCTTGCTGAGAAGGATATACCCAATAAACCTAAACGTAAACGATCCAAGAAAGGGATTGAACATTTCATAGAGGAAGAATTAAATGAAAACGAAATTTGAAGAATATGTTGATCAAGTTAATACCTTGATTAAAGACCATGCTAAAAAACTCCACATATCTGAATTAGAAGCTATTGTAGAATCTATAGAAGATTCTCCAGCCGGTACTGGTAAGATGGATTTTTGGTTGGAGGACATTGTTGATAGTGAATTAATCGCAAGAGATTTGGCTAGTGAGTAAAATTGCGATATTAACCGATACACATTTCGGTGCAAGGTCAGATAGCCTTATTTTCAATGAGTTCTTTTATGACTTCTATGAGAATCAGTTTTTCCCATACGTTAAAAGTCATCCAGAGATTACAACTTTTCTACACATGGGCGATTGTCTAGATCGTAGAAAATATATTAATTATAAGATAGCAAAGGATTTTAGAGAACGATTCATCAGAGGATTGGATGAACTGAACATTCCTTGTCATTTTATAGTGGGCAACCATGACATATACTATAAGAATACTCTTGATGTGAATTGTTATAATGAACTAGCTCTTCCAGAAAGGTCAAGTGTTTATTCAGAACCAACTATAGTTACTATAGGGAATTATGATATGGCATTTATTCCATGGCTTACTGAGGAGAACCAATACCAATTTGATTCTCTAATAAACGAGCCTGGTGTTCAAATTGCATTTGGACATTTAGAAGTGTCTGGTTTTGAAATGCACTCAGGGGTTATGTCTCAAACAGGAATCAGTAAAACTGTTTTCAACAAATTTGATATGGTGATGTCTGGACATTTTCATAAACGATCTACTGATGGTCACATATACTATCTTGGATGTCCATATGAAATGACATGGGCTGATTGTAATGACCCAAAAGGGTTTCATGTGTTCGATACAGAAACCAGAGAGCTTGAATTCATTCCAAATGAAAGAAATATCTTTGAGAAAATCCATTATAATGATAAAACTACAAATTACAATGATTTAGAGGTATCAGAGTATGACCAAAAGTTTGTAAAAGTGTTTGTAGAAAATAGAGATGACTATTATGCTTTCGATAAGTTTTTGGATAGGCTCTATAATGATATTTCTGTACATGACTTAAAGGTGATAGAAGATTTCAGCGATTTATCTGTAGATTTTGTCTCTGATGATATTGTAAAGGAGTCTCAAGATACACTATCGTTGTTGGATAGATATGTAGATGACATACCCACAGATTTAGATAAGGAAAGAATAAAAACTAAATTGAAATCACTTTATATTGAGGCCGGTGATATAGAACTATGATATATTTTAAATATGTGAAGTGGCGTAATTTCCTTTCTACAGGAAATATTGCTTCTACTGTGAGACTTGATAAAGAAATGACAACTCTCATTATTGGTGATAATGGTGCAGGGAAAAGTACTGTACTTGATGCACTCTGTTTTGTCCTGTTTGGTAAAGCATACAGACCTATAAAGAAAGCTCAACTAGTCAATACTATAAACCAGCGAGAATGTGAAGTTGAGATAGAGTTTCAAATCGGCACAAATCAATTCAAAGTCATTCGTGGTATCAAACCTAACAACTTCCAAATTTTTAGGAATGGTAAGGAGTTTGACCAAGAAGCCCATTCAAAAGATTTCCAGAAAATCCTAGAAGAACAAATACTCGAATTAAATTACAGATCATTTACTCAGGTGGTGATATTGGGAAGTAGCTGTTTCATTCCATTTATGCAACTCCCTACAAGTCATCGTAGAGAAGTCGTTGAGGATATACTAGACATCAAAATATTTTCCATAATGAACCTACTCTTAAAACAACACTTTAAATCTACTGCTCTAGAAATCTCTGAATTATCAGTAGAAAATAGACTTCATGAGAGTAATAAAAAACTTCAAC